ACCTTGTACTCACTCGTAACGTAAACCGCCAGTATGACGATTCTTTCGCTGTTGAAGGCGCAAAAATCGGTTCTACTCTCCGTATCCGCCTACCAGACCGCGCTTTGGTAACTGACGGTGCCGCCTTGCAAGTTCAAGACGACAACGAACAGTACACAACTTTGACTGTAGCGTCACAAAAACACATTGGTGTTAACTTCACCTCTGCTGAATTGACAATGCAGTTAGATGACTTTGCAGAGCGTGTTTTAAAACCGCGTATCTCTCAGTTGGCTTCTTCTATTGATGCTGACGTAGCTAACAGCTACAAAGCTATCTATAGCTCAGTTGGTACTCCTGGTACAACTCCAGCTACTTCTTTGGTTCTGTTGCAAGCTCAACAAAAACTGAACGAAAACGCTGCTGTTATGTCCCCACGTTATGCTACAGTTAATCCTGCTGCTAACGCTGGCTTGGTTGAAGGCATGAAAGGTCTGTTTAATCCTACAGACACAATCAGCCGTCAGTTCAAGAATGGCATGATGGGCATGGGTGTATTGGGCTACGAAGAAATCAACATGAGCCAATCTATCAAGCAACACACAACTGGTTCTTGGGGTACAACCATCACTGTAACTACTACTGTAGCTACTGAAGGTGCTACTACTTTAGGCATTAGCTTTACAGGCTCAAGCAAGACTTGGAACGTAGGCGATGTATTCACTATCGCTGATTGCTATTCAGTTAACCCACAAACCCGTGAGTCTACTGGTAGCTTGCAACAGTTCACTGTAACTGCTGCCGCAACTGGTTCTTCTACAGCTACTTTGTCTATCAGCCCAGCTATTTACACCTCTGCTAACGCATTGGCTACTGTAGACAGCTTTCCTGTTGCTGGCAAAGCTGTAACAATGTTGGGTTCTTCTGCTACTCAGTATGCTCAAAACTTGGTTTACCACAAAGATGCGATTACTTTTGCGACTGCTGACTTGTTGTTACCACAAGGTGTTGACATGGCTTCCCGCCAAGTTCACAACGGTATCTCTATGCGTGTTGTACGTCAGTACGACATCAATAATGACCGTTTACCTTGCCGTATTGACGTATTGTATGGCTACAGCACAATCCGTCCAGCAATGGCTTGCCGTATCTGGGGTTAAACCTAATTGCTCCCGCGCAAGCGGGGGCTTTTTAACATATTTTTTAAGGAATCAATATCATGGCACTACCTAATGGCGCTGGCGGTTACCAATTTGGTGACGGCAATTTAACCGAAGTAGATTTAACAATTCAACCTGCTCCTGTGTCTTTGACAACTGGTGTAACTTTGACTGCTGCTCAAGTAGCAAATGGCATCATTCTTGGCAACCCAGGAACAAGCGCAGTTTCTTATCAATTGCCTACTTGTGCTGATTTGGATACGCTAGTTTCTAGCGCTAAACCAAATAGCGCGTTTGATTTCAACGTAATTAACGTAGATGGTAGTTCATCTGGCGTTGTTACTTTGACAACAAACACTGGTTGGACTTTGGTTGGTCTGATGACTGTTGTTGCTACTGCTGGTACAGCACAAGCTTTCCGCGCTCGTAAAACAGGCGACGGTGCTTGGACTCTCTACCGTATGGCTTAATGTAATATCCCGCCCTTCGGGGCGGGTTTAATTAAAGGACTTAATCATGCCAAATACCAAACCAATTGGTGTAGCGTATGAAGATCAACAGTTAGATGCCGCAGTTATGGGTAAATCAGGTGGAACTGCTGGCTTTTTTGGCACAACGCCTGTTGCTCAACAAGCGGCTATTACTGCTGTTACTAATACAGCTACAGGTACTGAACTTGCAACGGCTATCAATGCGCTGCGTACAGCACTAAAAAACTTAGGTTTAACTGCATAAAAATAGGGGGCTTAGGCTCCCTATCTAACTAAAGAAATCATGCCAATAATTTATTTAAAACACTCCGTTCATGGCTCTAAAGTCGCTACAATGGAGGCTGAAGCAGAACATGACGAAGCACATGGTTGGACACGTTACGAACTGGATACGCAACCAGAACCTGTAGCTGAAATAGAAGAAGTTATTGCGGCTCCTGTTAATACACTGGAAAAAAGAACACGTCGTAAAACTACAGAGTAAGGGAGCAAGCTATGGCGATTTATACAGCCAACGATCAAATTAATGGCGCATTACGCGTATTAGGCATTTTGGCTGAAGGTGAAACGCCCTCCGCTGCCACTTCGCAAGACGCTTTGACTGCACTCAATCAAATGATTGATTCGTGGAATATTGAGCGTCTATCTGTATTTAATACGCAAGATCAGACTTATCTATGGACACCAGGGCTTAAAACACAAACCCTTGGGCCTAGCGGTGATTTTGTGGGCAATCGCCCTGTGATGATTGATGACGCTACTTATTTTAGAGATCCTGCTAATGGCATCTCATTTGGTATTAAACTAATTAACCAACAGCAATACGACGGTATTGCTGTTAAAACGGTGACTTCCACTTATCCACAAGTAATGTGGATCAACATGGAATACCCGAATATCACCATGACCATCTATCCTGTACCTACTAAGGTATTGGAATGGCATTTTATTTCAGTAGAAGAATTGATGAGCGTACCAAGCTTGTCTACTAATATTTTGATGCCCCCTGGCTATTTGAGAGCGTTTAAGTACAACTTAGCGTGTGAGATTGCCAATGAGTTTGGTATTGAGCCACCACCTAATGTAGCTCGTATTGCGATGACTTCTAAGCGCAATCTTAAACGTATTAATAATCCTGACGATATTATGTCTTTGCCTTACAGCATTGTTGGCACTCGTCAGCGCTTTAACATATTTGCCGGTAACTACTAATGCTGACGCCGATTTTAGGGCAAGCGTACGTTGCTCGTAGCGTTAACGCTGCGGATAACCGCATGATCAATTTGTTCCCTGAAGCCGTCCCTGAAGGTGGTTTAACAGGTGGGTTTCTTAACCGCGCTCCAGGCTTGCGTAAAGTAGCTACGATTGGCAATGGCCCGATTCGTGGGCTTTGGACGCATTTAAGTAACGGGTTAGATGCGTATGTAGCTTCTGGCAATGAGTTTTATAAAATCCTACCTGACTATACTGCCACCAAATTAGGCAATATTAGCGGTACAGGCCCAGTATCTATTGCTGATAATGGTACGCAACTGTTTATTGCTTGCGGCGCTAAAGCATACGTTTACACCGAAACAACTAATGTTTTTGTTGAAATTACCGATCCTGATTTTTACGGCGCAGACACCGTTTGCTACATTGATGGTTATTTTGCTTTTAATCAACCTAGCACACAAATTATTTGGGTAACAGGCATTTTTGATGGCACCGCTATCGACCCATTAGCGTTTGCGGCTGCTGAAAGTACGCCTGATAACGTAGTAGCCGTAGTGTCCAACAACCGTGAAGTATGGGTATTTGGTACTGGCACAACTGAAGTTTGGTATGACGCAGCCACAACGCCGTTTCCTTTAGCGCCAATTCAAGGTGCTTATAACGAGATCGGTTGTATCGCCAAGTCGTCTATTTGCAAGCTAGATAATAGTTTGTTTTGGCTTGGGCAAGATCCACGGGGCTATGGCATCGTTTATCGCAATTCAGGCTACACAGGTAAGCGTGTGTCTACCCATGCCATAGAGTTCGCTATTCAAAGCTATGGCGACGTTTCTGATGCGGTTGCGTACACTTATCAGCAAGAAGGTCATGCGTTCTATGTACTAGCGTTTCCGACTGCTGGCAAGACTTGGGCGTATGACGTAGCCACAGGCGCTTGGCATGAACGTGCAGGTTGGGATAACGGCGCATTTACCCGCCATCGCGCCCAATGCCAAATGAGCTTTAATAGCCAAACTATTGTAGGTGACTACGAAAACGGCAACTTATATACTTTTGACTTAGACGTTTATGAAGATAACGGCGTTATTCAAAAATGGCTACGTTCATGGCGTCCTATTCCTGAAAACCAAAATACTCTTACTCGTACCGCCCAACATGGTTTACAACTGATGTGCGAATCAGGCCCAGGGCTTAATCTTGGTCAAGGTAGCGATTCCGAAGCTATGCTTCGTTGGTCAGACGATGGCGGCCATACTTGGTCAAGTGAACATTGGACAAAAATGGGGCGCATTGGTCAGTATGGTTTTAGAGCATTTTGGCGTCGTCTTGGCATGACTTTTAAGTTGCGTGATCGAGTCTATGAATTATCAGGTACTGATCCTGTAAAGATTGTTATTACAGGTGCTAATTTAATATTAAGTGCTACAGGTAGATAATGGCTAATACAGACATTACCAAGATCCCCGCGCCTAGAACGCCTTTAATACAAGATAACGGGGAAATGAACACGGTTTGGTATCGTTTTTTCTTTAATCAATTTGGTTTTACAGGTAGTGGTGGCGACGGCGGCGTACCTATCAATCGTGGTGGTACAGGTCAAACAAGCTATACCGATGGACAATTGCTGATTGGTAATAGCATAGGGAATACCCTAGATAAAAACACATTAACACCTGGCACTGGCATCGGTGTAACCAACGGTCATGGCACTATTGCTATTGCCAATACAGGCGTTACTTCGGTAGCCGCAGGCTCAGGTATATCCACAAGCGCAGCTACAGGCGCAGTAACCATAGCCAATACAGGCGTATTGTCTGCTATAGCTGGAACAGGCATTAGCGTGTCAAGCGCCACGGGCAACGTAACTATAGCCAATACAGGCGTTACTTCATTCAGCGCAGGAACTACAGGCTTAACCCCTTCTACGCCTACTACGGGCGCTGTTGTGCTTGCGGGCACATTAGCCGTAATCAATGGCGGTACAGGAGCAACTACGGCAGCAGGAGCTAGAACTAATTTAGGCTTAGGTAGTGGAT